AATTAAACTCTCAAAACGATTAAGAGGTTTAGAACCCTCACCATATGGGTTGACTCCAGATGAAACAGAATACACTTTAAAAATAAAACGAAGAGGATCTGTTACAACTCCAAATCTTCCGGGTAGTAATCAGGATATACTTTTTAAAGGAAGAAGTATGGAAACAGAAACTTTTAGTAATGGTACCGAGTATTTTCCATACATTAACTTAAATAGAAGTTTTAACCCACCAGGGATAGATAATATAGCTACCCATTATCTAAAATTTGATTTAAGAGGTTTATCTACCCCTTCAGATGAAACCTTAGGAGTGGCTAATGCTCCTTATTGGAATTTTGTTAACCCTAATAATAGATCTAGAATATATTTAGTCCCAAATTTATTAAATAATAATTATGGTACTAATTATTTTCAAGGAGATACTCCGTATTTCCCTTCAACAAATACTGCATTTCCTTTTGCTGTTGAACCTTCATATACTCGAATTCCTACCCCAACAGACCCCTTTGAATTATTTCCGGGGGATCAAATTAGGTTTATGAATTTAGAATCACAAGT